CTGCAATGTTAATATTAATAATCAAAAAGAAGCATTTGAACTTATACAGGATCTTTGTTCTGTAATGAGAGTACAGGCTTTTTATGAAGCTGGTAGTATTACGATTTCACAGGACAGACCATCTGATCCTGTTTATACCTTTAATATTTCAAACGTAACTGAAGGTGGTTTTTCTTATAGCAATCAAAGTCAAAAGGCTAAGTTTACAAAGATAAATGTAGGTTTTTTTGATATGACAACTCAATCTATTGATTATGAAACAGTAGATGACACAACAGCACAGTCAAGATATGGCATTAAAACACAGACAATAAAAAGCTTTGCCACAACATCAAGAGGTCAGGCATCAAGAATGGCAAAATGGTTGCTGTTTAACCAAAATAATTCTTCTGAAATAGTTAATTTTAATATTACTGCTGAAGCAGGTGTATTGGTACGTCCTGGACAGATAATTTCTATAGCTGATGAAGTAAAACAGGGTGTAAGGAGAGGAGGAAGGATCAAGACAGGTATTAGTACAACTCAAATAGAAGTTGATGATACAGCATCCACTGATCTTGTAACTTCAGATAGTGCAAAATTATCAGTGATTTTATCTGATGGAACTCTTGAAACTAAAGAGATTAGCGGTATCTCAGGTGCTACTGTTACTGTCTCTTCTGCTTTTTCATCCGTACCACAGGTAAATAGTGTTTGGGTTATAGAAAATACAACATTAGAACCTACAACATGGAGAGTAATAAATGTACAGGAACAGGAAAATCTTACATTCAGTATTACAGCAGCATCACATAACAGTGGTAAATATGCGTTTATTGAAGACGGCACTCCTTTGCCAACAAAAAATTTCAGTTTAATTACTAAAAGATTATCAGCCCCAGAAAACTTAACTGCCTCTGAATCAATTATCGTTATAAATAATAGAGCCGTATCAAGACTATCTATCTCTTTTGCTGCAGTAAAAGGTGCTATTGGATATTATTTGCAATACAAATTTAAAAATGGAAATTTTATTAATCAACAAATAAAAAGTACTGATTTTGATATTGATAATATTACTAATGGAAATTTTGTTATTAGAGTGTTTTCTATAAATTCAATAAATAAATTAAGTGAAAAGCCAAATGAAATTGAATTTACATCTGTTGGTAAAACAGAATTACCTGATGACGTACAGAATGTACAGATTGAACCTCTGTCAGATCAGTTTGTAAGATTACGTTTTGATAAATCGACTGCAATTGATGTAGTTCATGGAGGTAACGTGGTGATTCGTTCATCAAACCTTACAACAGGAGCAACTTTTACAAATTCAGTTGATGTTGTTCCAGAGCTACCTGGAAATATCAGTGAAAGTATTGTTCCTAACATTGTTAATGGTACATATCTTTTAAAATTCCGCGATGATGGTGGAAGGCTTAGTTCTGGCACAGCAACAATAAAAAATGTAAACACAAGACCTGATGTATTTCCAAGACTTACAGTTTTGACAGATAGAGAAGATTTGGATAGTCCACCTTTCCAAGGTGTCAGAGATGATTGTTT